GTTAGCTACGAAGATGAATGGGATGACAGTTTTTATGAGCGTAGATATATCATCTATACTCTCAACTTTACAATGAAGTCTTATCTGTACGGTCCTTACAATACTGCTGACGTTATTAAGAAAGCAATCATTCATGAAACACTTGGTGATGCTGCAGTTAATCGTAGAGCAATTACACGAACATATACACCAGTTGCCAAAACAGATATTAATACTGATGGTAATATTGATGCAGCAGATACTGCATTGTTAGACTCTGGTGATGACTTTGGATTTAATGAAGGGATTCAGATATTATGAGTAGCTTAGAAGATAACATGGAGGAGATGCTAAACATCAGTGTTGATGTTGAGTCGCAACCTATCAAACCTGCGGGTCATAAAAATGACAAGGATGATCAAACAAAAGACTATGAATATACTCGCGGAGAATTGTACTCACTCATAGATCAGGGTCAGGAGGCGGTCAGAGGCGCTTTAGAGGTTGCTCAGGAGTCAGGGCACCCAAGAGCGTATGAAGTCGCTGTAGCGGCAATGAAGCACGTCGCAGACATGACAGAGAAACTTCAAGCGTTGCATAAGAATATGAAAGACTTAGACGAAGAAAAGAAAGGTCCATCTAAGGTTACTAATAATGCTATGTTTGTAGGTTCTACATCAGAACTACAGAAGATGTTAAAAGATATGAGTGGTGGAAAACGCTAAATAATCCAGTTAACCCTGATACTTGGTATGAAAAAATACGAAGAATTTAAAAGACTCGCTGAGTCTGCCAAAGCTCAGGAGAACGAGATTTTAGAAAGTGCAGCCTGGACAAAAAAGGCTGGCAAATCAAAAGAAGGTGGACTTAACGAGAAAGGACGAAAGTCTTACGAGAAGGAAAATCCAGGATCTGACCTCAAGGCACCAAGCAAGAAGGCTGGAAATCCCCGTAGGGCATCGTTTTGCGCTCGAATGAAAGGAATGAAAAAGAAATTAACTTCAAAGAAAACTGCCAGTGATCCTGATAGTAGGATCAACAAATCATTACGTGCGTGGAATTGCTGACATACTTATTAAAAGTATGTTAAAATAAAGCAATTTTACCCACACAATCTATAATTACATTATGAGTTCTGATATGACAATGCGTTTAAACGATAGCGACATCACACGTTTAGTTAAAGCCTGCCAACTCTATCAAGAGAAGACAGGTTCTGAATACATGTGGGATGAATATAACGACTTAATTCAGAAACTTAACACTTATAAAGAACAATATTCTGTATCAAAATGAAAGCTTTAATCACGTTTCTGGTTGTGTTATTTTTTGCTGCGCCAGTATGGGCAGTAGATGTAGCAATGGGTGCTAATGGAAACCTAGCATTCTCACCAAATGAGATCACAATCTCTGCTGGTGACACAGTTCATTTTATCAATGAATCACTACCTCCTCACAATATTATTGTAGAAGCTCGCCCTGATCTTTCTAGAGAAGCACTATTGTTTGCTCCTGGAGAATCACAGGACGTTGTATTTGCTGACGCAGGAGATTATAACTTCTTCTGTGGTCCTCATCAGGGCGCAGGTATGACTGGTGTTGTTCACGTAAAGGGTGCATGAAAGTAGGACTTATAGGAATTATTGGAGGAATATCCTCTGATATAATGAAACAAGATATTGAAGTATGGGGTTATACAAATGATTATGATAAGACCCAAGAATATTATGAGAAAGGAGATCTTAGTGGATGTACTACTACACTAGAATATCTTTCACAAGTAATCCATCATGATGGAAAAGTACATACTGGTGCTGGAAAAATTCCTGCTGTTTTTATGATTAATCTACCACCAGAAAATATTGATAAAACAATTAATGATTTGGTAGAGCATTGTGAGAACGGTGATATCATTATCAACCACTGTAATTTTAATTTTAAAAACTACACAAAAAGAAGCAAGGAGTTATCTAAGTTAGGTATTCAACTAATAGATTATGATACCTCTAATGACAGTATTGTTGTTAGTGGATCAAAGGTTGCTATGGGAGTATGCTCTACTATTTTTAGATCTCTTGCACCTAATTCTAAATGGGATGAAGTAGCTATCTGGGGAACATTATAATAGTGTTTGTAAGTCAACACACAATTGCGTATTAATACTTATGTGATATACTATATAAATTTAGTATGGGATTGAAAGATCATGCCCCCGACTCAACAAAAGCATTACACAATTGGTTATTACGACAAGCAACATATTCACCACGAAATGTGTGGGTATGCGATGGACGTACATGAAGCCATAGAGAATTTAAAAGAGGATGTAGCTCTCCTAAGAGCGCATCCTCATTTTATTGACTACTGCAAACCATAGGATATTGATAATGGATAAATCAAAAACATTCAAATTTAAATATCTACTACAAGGATGGTGGTTGATATTAATTGTAGCAATGATTGCTTACGTACCTTCGATGGCATATGCAGGATGACACATCATATTTTATTATTTGTTAGACACACCATGGATAATTCATGGTCACTTGGATTTCTATCTTTGTCATTAGTAGTAATTCCTATTATAGGAATGGATCTCGTCCATAAACATGGATGGGAACATTGGGAACCTTTTGCAAAGGGACACAAATGATAAGTGGTATATTCGTATTCTCTTTTGTGTTATTACTCACGATAGGAATGGAAATTACTTGGCCTGTTAAGAAATGAATTTATTACTACGACCACTTGAGAACGCCAATAATCCTGTATGGTCAGTGATTATCATGGTAATCATTGCTGTTGGAATGGCACTAGGTTATGTCATATACATACTAAGACAAGCTTTTGCAGAATTAAAAGATGGGAGCAATGACACCACCGAGCAGGAAGTCCTGCTACAACTTCCGAGTGACGGAGATCAATCGTGTTCTTGACGGTGATACTATCGATGTCACTATTGACCTCGGGTTTGATTTATACAAGAAAGAAAGAGTTAGAGTTGCAGGAGTTGATACGCCAGAGAAAAGGACGAGAAATCTAGAGGAGAAAGCACTTGGAATCGACGCAACCAACTGGCTCAAAGAGAAACTCGAAGGCACGTTGGCTGGTGATGATGAGTTGTCTGTTAGGACTGAACTTGTTGGTGGCACTGGCAAATACGGGCGTCTTCTGGGTTGGCTTTACATTGGGGACGACAGTGTGTCCCTTAACGAGCAAATGATTACAGAAGGTTTCGCTCATGCATACGACGGAGGCACTAAAGATATGAACTTAGAAGCACTTCGCGAAATTCGTAGACAACATGGTACTTTAACAGAGTAAATAATATGAGAGACAAAATGATTAGCGCACTTAAGCAACATGCCTTAGGTCAAATTGAAAAACATAAAATTAATGTTGAAGTTTATCTTCAAAATCCTGTAGGAATTGGAGAACATCCAGATGTTATGTCTGCATTAGAAGCTGAAGTCAGTGCTATTTCACACTGGCATGATCAACTAGAGGTTATCGAAAAGTACATCGAATGAATAATACAAATCCTAATTATGATTATGATGAGGATTGGTATTGCGAATTTAGAATGGGTATACATGACGTTAAGTCATTATACTCTGTAGTCTGCTATTCTTTGGAAATGTGGCCAGGCTCCCCTGCACGTCCCGCTGAAGAGCAAGAATATTTACATATGATCAAGCAACAATTATTTGCTATGCTTGCTGATTATACTTTCACTCATATTGAAGCACAGGAGTAATTATGGAATTTTCAAATTTAAAACTGGAAAGAAAAGAATGTGAAAAATGTGGAGCAACTTGGATCAATGGTACACATGTCTGGCGTGGCACTGGAGCTTCATCTGACTCTAGTGAGCTTGATCTTGCTGGTCTTGTTTGTAATAAGCATGGAAACGATCAGTGCATCAATCCCATGAAAGGGAAAGAGGGTGGACAAACTTGGGAATATCGTTCTGGTTTTATTGACGGTATGCTCAAAGGAAAGAAAGATGCTATGGAAGAACTTAATAAGAATTTTGATTTCTAAATATTAATAGTGAACTAATTTTTTGTCGTGGCAAGTAATGATGTATATTTGGGTAATCCCAACCTGAAAAAGGCTGGGACCCCAATACAGTTTACAAAAAAGCAAATTGATGAGTGGATCAAGTGTAAGAGTGATCCCATCTATTTTGCAATGAACTATATCAAGATCATCTCGCTGGATGAAGGTTTGGTTCCTTTCAGCATGTATGATTTTCAAAAAAAGATTCTAAATGATTTTCATGAAAACAGATTCAACATCGCAAAGCTACCTAGACAGACAGGTAAAAGTACCACTGTGGTTGCCTATCTTCTTTATTACGCAATTTTTTATGATAGTGTCAACATTGGTATTCTTGCAAACAAGGCATCTACCGCTAGGGAACTGCTAGGAAGATTACAACTTGCCTACGAGAATCTACCTAAATGGATGCAACATGGAATATTAGTATGGAACAAAGGTAATGTCGAACTCGAAAATGGATCTAAAATATTGGCTGCTTCTACCTCTGCTAGTGCGGTTAGAGGTATGTCCTTCAACATTCTATTCCTTGACGAGTTTGCATTCGTCCCTAACCATGTCGCAGAACAATTCTTTGCATCAGTATATCCTACTATTACTTCTGGTAAATCAACAAAAGTAATTATTATCTCTACGCCTAATGGCATGAATCACTTCTACAAGATGTGGGAGGATGCTAGTAGAGGTAGAAATGATTATACTACAAATGAAGTTCACTGGTCTCAAGTACCTGGCAGAGATGCTAAGTGGAAAGAAGAGACAATTAAAAATACTTCACCCAGACAGTTTGCACAAGAGTTTGAGTGTGACTTCCTTGGATCTGCTGATACTTTAATCAGTCCATCCAAATTACAAACTATACCATTCCATGACCCCATAGCTAGCAATGCAGGACTTGACGTTTATAAGAGAGCAGAAAAAGATCACGAATATATTATTACTGTCGATGTTGCCAGAGGAATTGGTGGCGACTATTCTGCTTTCCTCGTGTTTGATATCACCAGTGTCCCGTATCAGATCGTTGCGAAGTACAGAAATAATGAGATTAAACCTGTACTGTTTCCCTCGGTCATATTTCAAGTAGCAAAGGAATATAATAATCCTTATATACTTGTCGAGGTAAACGACGTAGGTGATCTTATAGCAGCAACACTAAACTATGATCTAGAATATCCTAACGTACTCATGTGTGCCATGAGAGGTAGGGCAGGGCAGATAGTAGGACAAGGATTCTCAGGTAACAAAACACAACTAGGTGTCAAGATGAGTGTAACTGTCAAGAAGATCGGTTGCTCTAATCTCAAAGCTATTATTGAAGAAGATAAGTTATTGTTTAATGACTTCCAAATTTTCCAAGAGCTAACTACG